CTATGACTTTAAACAAAGACAAACGTTTGACTAGACAACAAAAAATGAATAAACGATTTAAGAACGCTTTTCAAATGGTTATGAGAAAACCTGTATTGAGAGCTATTAATTTTTAGAAAGATTTGGGCGATCTTCGGGTCGCCCTTTAAGGTATATTATTTTGTAATGATTGAAATGTTACATCTTGTGGTGTAAATCCAGATGAAACTACAGCTGCAGTTTTATAATTATTAATACTACTTCTATTTCCACCAACAATTGATGAGAATGACACTTGTTTATTTTTCTCATCACTTAATGTTGTATTGAGATTATCTACTGCTTCAGTAGTTTTATTCAATGAAACATTTAAATTATTTTCTTCTGGTAACATAACATTTGTTTCTTCAATCATTTTTAAAAGTTTATCTTGACCAAGAACATTTGCTATATCGTACATTGATACTTCTTGTCCTTCAGGTCCAATTTTTAATTTATTTAAATCAGCATTGAGAAAACCTAATTCTGATTTCTTTTCATCTATTAATTTTTTATAGTCAAATAATGATTGATATTGATCTTTTCTAGGACCTCTAATATTATTAGGTAAAGTTGTAAGACCTTGTTCACTCAACATTTGTTTTAGAGTTTCTTCCATGTTTGTTATTTCATCTTGCAACTCTATACTTTTTAAATAATCTTCACCTGCCATTCCAATAATATCATCCTTATAAGGTAAATCTTTTGTAATTAAATCTTGAAATGTAAGTAAACGTTCTAATATATTTTGAGTGTCTATTCCAAAAAGGTTTTCTTCTCTTGAAGCTAAAAATGTTAAATTATTAATTGTTTCTAATATATCTCTTGTTTTTCCTTTGTTTGCTAGTATTTCATCCAGTTGTTCTTTTGGAATATCTAAAATTTGATTTATTGCATCTAATCCTAGTTGTGCATTTCCTAATTCAAATTGTTTATCTTTTTCATAATCTTTTATAAGATTTTTACTAGCATCTTTTAAATCTTTAGTTGCTTGTGATCCTGCATATTGATTCATACCTCTAGGACTTATTATATTCTTTTCACTTGCAATCGTTTCACCTATATTTCCTTCGTCTAACAATTGTTTTGCTCGATCCATTGTTTCTTTTTCATATTTTTCCATTCGAGATGTGATAAACAAATATGCACCACCAAGTGCAGCTGCAATTCCAGCAGCAATTAACAATGGTCCAGGTTTAAATAAACTTGCAAGTGTTGTAAATGAACCAAATCTACTACCTTTTCCTTTGAAAAATTCTTTTATTTTTCCTCTTCCTAAGTAAGCGGCAAATCCTGCTGTTCCTATTAAAGATGTTGCCCAATCATAAGTTGATATTTCATCATTTTGACCAGAGATATATTCATATATTCCAAATAAACCTGATCCTGCAAGTCCTATTAACGCACCAGGTAAACCTGCAATACCATATCCGAGTGCAGTTGATGGTATTGTTTTCATAATAGAAGATTTTAGTTCAGGACTTTCTATATCTAATTGATGAATAAGTTCATCACCAATAACAGCACCTATAAGACCATATAAACCACCTTTTAAAAGACTTTTTCCAAGACCAGATATAATTGATGCTAAAGATAAACCTGCAAGAGAACCTGCAAGACCTCCAAATAAAGCACTAAGTATAGTTTTTCCTTCTTTGTCATTTTTATTATCATCTTCTTTGTCTTTTTTTAATTCTTCTACAAGTTCATTTACACTGTCTTCACCTGATAACTCATCTTTTCTTTCTTGTGTATCTTTTTTTTCTGTATAACTTAAAGTATCTCTTATCGCTTTCGTAATATCATCAAAACCCATAATATTATATTCTTGAAGGTCTGTAATTTCTTTAGTTTGTTTTTCTATTAAATTATCAATTTTAAATAAGCCTTCTTTTTCTTCAAATTCACGAATATACTTTGTTGTGAGTTCTTGATATTTTAAATTTTGTTCTTTATCTATTTTTTCTTTTTGTAATCTATTATCATTCAAAATCTCAGGAAGTGCTTGAGTAATATTTTCTTCAGCACTTTGTGGTGTTTTTGATAAGTTTCGAATATCTCTTAATAATTGACCTATTGTTTTATTGTCCGAATTTAATGCGGACAGTTTTTCATTTGTGGTTCTCTGTTCTATCAGTAGTTCCTGAAATGTTTTACTATTGTCCGCCATTTAAATTACTTCTTCTTTCCCTTTAATGCATCAGCACCAAAAAATGCAGATACAAGAGCTGCGATTGCAACAAAGTATGTTGGTGCAATATCACCAATAATTGTTGCAGCCTTATCTAATCCAAATAATGATGTTAAAAAGATACCGAATGGATATAATAACATTCCGAATAGTGCAAACCATGTCATCTTTCTCATTGCATCTCTTTGAGCATCCTGATCTTCGAGTTCTTTTCTACGAAACTCCATGTACATTTCGTGTTCTTTATCAGTGACAACTCCGTCACCGTTAGTGTCTGCTGGATGATATCCTGCTTCTTTTATTTCTTCACTCATTTACTTTCTACTCCTTTGTTTTATCTTTTCATTCTCTTTCTCAATATATTGATTGAGTAAAGTAATATAAATTTCCCTCTCCCACGGTAACATATTTTCTATGTCTTCAAGTGACCACCTATGAACGTGCATAAGTGTAAAATTCATTCTATAATGTGCCTCAAAGCTTGTGTGAGAGAGGCATATTAAAAAAAACTACGCAGTCCTTCTAAAACGACAGTATTGTTTTTATTTGTCGTTGGATTTTTAAATTTAACTTTATGTTTTAATTTAGGCATAGTTTCAAAAAATTGTTTGACTTTATCAAATTGATCTTTAGTTAAATTTTCTAAAAATTCAATTCTTTCTTTTTCAGTTGTATCAGCATAATCATAAACATCATCACCATTATATACTTGTAATATACATTCAGCAAATAATTTTAAAAAGTCATCAGCAGTTGGTTTTTCATAATTGTGTCTTATGAACAAATCTAAAGTAGGATATGTCATAATAACACCTGCAGTATCAGTCAATTCAATTTTATTTGTGTGTCCAACATCTACTTCAACATTGACTTTTGTTAGATCGACACTTGTTTCAACATATGTTTTTTTATCATCGGGTGATAATACTCTGATCTTTGCAATTTCACCTGCTGACTTTGCACGAATATTAAGAAAGATGTATTCCAAATCAAAATTTGGTAATTTATCTACATCTATCGTATTAAATGTACAATTTTCTATTATAGTTTTAACAGCACCTGCAATGTCTGTTAAAGTATTACTCTCTAATGCTTGTAATAATATCTTTTCTTCTTTGACAAGAAAAGGTCTAAATTTTATTTTCTCATCAGTAGAAGGCACATTCAACTCAAATGATTGTTGATTTAAATTAGGTAACATTATATCTCCTCATGTTAAAATGTAAATGGTGGGAAGACTTTCCCTCCGAATACTTTTCCAATTGGTATTGATCGTTTCAATGTATTGAACGCATCTCTACCGGTTCTCTTTAATTCAGGTGGTAAGTTTTGTAAAAATGCAGGACCTTGATATCCTGGCTTGACTTCTCCAGATGAAAGACCACCGACTTTACCTGTACTGTCAATATCTAAATTATAATTTAACCAATATCTATATGTAAATGTGACATTGATTTTTACATATTCGTTATTTGCACCGTATGAATAAGTTATAGGTTCAATTGAAAGAGGATATGCCTCAAATAAACGAACACCATATGTGACACTATCTCTATCATTTAATTCTTCAAATTGTCCTAATTGAAATATGTCTAATGGTGCAACATATTCATCATAAAAATTAAAATTGTTTGTTACATTATCAAACATTAAACTTTGCCATGATTCAAAAAACTGTCTTATTCTTAAAAACTTATCACCAATAAATGTTGCTGAAATATTTGCATATTCAACATTGATAGGATAATCAAATGACGGTCCATATTGTCTAATTGGATCTGTTCTGAATGTTCTTCCTGGAAGTGTTATACCTTCACACATCAATCCTATCTCTCTACCAATCTCTTGATTTTGTTGATTCATAGCATTTGTAGAACCTTGTAATCTACCCAATTCGGTATTCGTTGTAGTTTGTTGTTGATTCTGAAATACACTTCTTAAATTAATTCCTTGAGGTGCATTAATACGAACTAAGAAACGATTTGGTCGAGCAACACCTTCTCCTTTTGATATTGCACCACGAAAACGATTGATTGTTGTTTCAGGATTTGCTCTCTGTTTAATTCTAGGATCACCAGGAATATTATCGTACTCTTTACCTCTTGGTAGTCCTATTCTTATATCGAAAGGTCCTACTCTTTTACCACCTCTGAAAATTGCCATTAACTTACCATCCTTCTACTATCTGACCAAACAATAGATGTAGATGCCTTTTTAAATTGTTGTACAGGTAATAAACATGCAGGAAGAAAATCTTCTTCACTGATTCGTAAAAAACCTGAACGAACATGACTTGTTAAATAATGTTTGATAGTTGGTTTAATTAAACTTATTCTTTTTAAACTGTTATAATCCGCTGACGATAAATCTTTTCCGTCAATTGCCTCTAATAATTTTACACGCAACGCAATCGGTAAATAGTGAAAGTTAATTCCTAAAAATCCACCTGATGCAGAACCTATCGGCAACACTAATGGGAATCTATCATAGTAAGGAAGTATGTTCTTTAATTTAGG